AGGCTAAAATTATCTGTTGTAGAAATTAAAAATGCAGTTCCTGCAGTTATTTGAAAATACTCATAAGTTACATTTGCCCCGTCTACCCATTTCATTGCAGGTAATTGTAATCCAATGGTAGTCTCATTAGTAAAAGCAGTAATAGCAACAGGCTCTCCAGCAGCTGTTATTCCGCTTTCATTTTTACTAAATGAGCCCAAAGTAGCAGGTATTTGACAATTAAATTCATCAGTAAAAGTAAACCCGTTACATGAGTTAGGAACAGTCTGAATATTTGAAGCAGTCCCAATCGCATTAACAAAACCGCCTGCTGTAGCGTCTGTAGCTAATTCATATACATTATCGTAGTCTCTAGTTAAAGTGTAACTAAAACTCAAAGCTGCACCTGTGGTAATTGCTGTAGGAGCTACACCTGATGCCGTATAAAAAGATGAATGTTGGATATTAAAATCCCATGCAATTATAGAACCTTTTTTTAGTAAGTTATTTTCTAAATTTATTCCAAAAATTGAGTTAGTAATATTTGCAGTTTGGCCAAAAGTATAAGCTCCATTTCCTGTATAATCTATTAGACTAGTTTGATCAAACTCATTATTTATTACCTCTAGGTTATATCTTAAGTCTACGGCGTTGTTTTGAAAATCTTTTAAATTATAGCCTTCATAATAATTTCCATACATTAAACGGTTCCCTATTAAAGTTTGTGCTTGAGCTCTCAAAGGCACGTTGTCGTATAGTCTTAAAATTTCAAATTCAGGAAGAACTGTAAATATTTTTTGATCCCTAAACGTATAATTAAAATCCCCGCTGTTAGGTAAGCCATCTCTTTCTTTATTTAAGGTTTCAATAATTTTTATTGTTGGGTCATTCATGTCTTTATACAACAACTGAACTCCCTTAACCAATTCACCTCCAGTATTAAATGTTATAATAACCGCGTTAATTTGGTTTAACATTCCCTCATTTAAAAAACTAGATTGGCTAAAAGTATAAATTCCAGAGGTGTATGCAGGGGGGCTAAACTGTGAGGTGGCGGAAAATTCTCCGTTTTGGTATTCGTATCGGTAGGCAAAGCATATAAACCTATCTTCTAAAAATGTGCTTCCATTGTTTTCAATTAGACCAGTAATAGTAGGTGCAGTTATTGGGGGCTTTTTAATAACCAATATATCTTCTGCGTTAAATGAATCAATGTAAGCCATGTTATATTGTTAAAGTATAAGTTACGCCATCCGTTAGAGTTAATCCTACTAAACTTACCCTTCCTGAGCTTGAAGGATTATAAGCATTTCCATTGTCGTCAGTAAACTGTGTGGGGTTAGGTTTATATCTACAAGAATATGTTCCGCTTGAACCATCGCTTCCTGTAATATTACCGCTAATGCTGCCCGGGCCTGGATTTCCTGTTCCGTTTGCAGTAATAAATCCCATTGTTACATCAGCGTTTACACCGAATACTTCATTAAATTCAATTAAGGCAAGACTAGACAAACTGTTTGCTCCTATAATTCCAAATCCAGGTGTGGTTTTAACTGCATTAATAGACTCGGCATTTATTATTGTATTATAACAACCCGTTCCAGGCAATGCTATTTGTGTTGTTGTTGGCGCTGCTCCTGCTCCTACAGCGTTTAAAGGCACTGGACAGCCCGATACTAAACCCTGTTTGAAACCTGTCCTTGTAATACCACTAGATGTGACAGAACCAGCTGTAAATACAAAAGCTACTTGGCCAGTAGGTGTAGATAAAGTTTTGGCAATAGGCTCTCCATAAGAGTTGTTTACATTAATAAATCTTGGTGGATTTAAAAAATCAGTAAAAAATAATAAGTCGTCAACTTTATTTGTACCTGTTATTAAAAACTGTGGGTTGAAATTTAATGTAGTGTTTATACCTCCCCCATCATCTATACTTACAACGTGATAAACTATTTGAGCGGTTAAGGTGTTAAAAGAAAGTATCATGTCTAGTTTACCCGTATCTCCCACAGAAAAAGCGGGGTCGTGAACAAACCAATAAAGTGTTTCGTTGGCACCGTCTTCAAAAACTCCTATAGTTCTAGCTTCATTGCTTAAAGGAATTGAGTTGGTTGTTCCAGGCTCAATAAAATAAAGCTCACTAATTTGTGTATTTCCTTTTGTATTTTCAACAGCTCCAACTTCAGTTTCTTCAGTAGAACCAAGTCTTACATTTAGCGCATCAACATATTCTCCATTACGAAGCAGCCTTTCGTCAAGGCTTTTATTCATACGCCCTAATACAAAATTTCTTTGCGTTTTTGCCATTTTATTTTAGCCACTTGTTTTCTCCCCTCATGTTCATCAACAAACGCCCTGGGTGAATATTACTTAACCTAATTTTTGCATTTCTTAACAATGCTGTTTTATCTTTACGTGCTCTGTTTATTATATATTCTTGCACGCCAAACTTGCTATTTAAAACCGCATACTTAATATAGGCGTATATGTAATCTTCAAAAAGCTTATTTAAAGTAACTAAAGAATCATCACCTCCCTCCATGCCGTCTGAAATGTATTCCAATATACACTGCTCGTTTGCCATCGTAGAATTAAAATTAATGACCCCTGCCTTCTTATCTATTGTAAAGGTAGGGTTGATGTTGGCTGTCTCTGTGTTAAGCCCGTAGCGGGCTCCTATGAGAGTATCGTAATAGTCTTCATTGTAAGGCGGGTTATTATCTTGGTCTAAGTTGGCCTGGTTTAGGTAAATGCTATTTAATGATCCATCTGTTCTTGCTGTATCTAAACTAGAAGTTTGTGTATTAACATTATCGTCAGCGTCATAAGTAAATGTAGCTGTGGCAGATTGAACATATGATAGGGCTGATTGAACCTGAATATTTTCAACTAAAGGCCTTATAGTGTTGTTTTTAAATAATGATATACGCACCCAGTTTACATAATCAGATGGTAATACAAATCTTAAATCTGAGTAAACTGTAAGCTGCAGTGATTTAATTTCTTTAAACGCATCATAGTTTAATTCTTGTATACCACGTTTAGCATGAAATAATATTTTATACCTCTCTTCGTTATTAATTAATGAATGGTTTCCATCATACATTAAAAGGAAATTATTGACAATATCTGTTAAACTAACGTACTGATATGAACCCCAATTTAAATCTGTTGGGGTAGCACCATCATTAGTGTAATATTTTTTTTGATCTATGTTAGCCATAATTATTGTTCTTGATTTTGCATTTGCTCTTCAACTTGACCAAACTTAAACACATCTCCTTCTCTAATTGATATCCCAACGTATTGAAGTATTTTAGAAACCAAATCATTACTATCATCAATAGGAAGCTCAAAGTCTTGATAGTCAGCTTGACTTTGATCAAATATAGGAGCACCGCTAGATATTGTAGTGAAGGTCCACTTGGGGTCTTTAGGGTATCTTATATACTGAGCGGCTACATCATTGGCGCCGTTAAATGTTGAAGGATAAATTGTTATTGACGCTCCTTCCTGTGTATAGGCAGGATATATAACAGAGGGAGCTGTAAGATTTGAATTATTTAATAGTGTTATTTTATTATTAGGTACTAAATCGGCTACACCCTTAAAGACTGCACCGCTTGAACACCTTACTTCATTTATTAAATAATAATCTGATCCCGTAGTTGCAACACTAGGTAAAAAATAAACATTTCCTGCGTTTTGAGTTAAATTACTCGTAACAGAAAAGGTATCGATTACTTCTTGATAGCCCTTTTTTATATCAGCGTATCCTGTACCTGAAAGTCTTGCGTTTTCTTCATTTATCTGCTGATTATACTGAAAAAAATATTCATCAAATAAATCTAATTGTGCTTGTTTAGCAAATAAGTTGAAATCACTCGGTGAAATATAGCCATAGTTATTCTTATTTATGATTGCTAAAACTGTATTTCGTACAGAGTTTATCATTGTTATTCTTTTACACAAAGATAAGTAAAAAAAAAGGAGGTCATTTTTTCTTGACCTCCTCTTAAATTATCGACTAAAACGAGTTTTATGAAATCGTTGTTATCGCTTGACTTAGAGTCACGTTAATAGTTGCTTCAGTATAACCTTGTCCCCAAACAGTTACAAGAGCAGATTCGATAGCCGTTTTGTCTGCGGCTGTCATATTTCCTGAACCTGCTAAAGTTAGTTGCTTGTCCTTATAGTTCAAAACAATATTGTTTGTAACTAATCCAACGTATAATACATCGCCACCAAAAATATAATTTCCGATCACTAAAAATTTATTCATAATTTCTAAGATTTAAAAGGTGAATGTAAAGGCGTTTACCGTTTGGCTCAAACCCGGTATACTGTATAATACTTGACTCCATTTTTGTTGTTGAGCACTTTTAATAACACCGAATACGGTGTCTACGTCTGCTTGTACTAAGGCCGAGCCTGACGCAATTTTACTTTGAGAACCATCAATGTAATCGATTACAATATCATCTGAACTATCTAAATAGCAAGATGCTACATCTTTTACAGAGAACTGCTCTACTCCACCGCCTACGGTGATACTTGCATACTTGTTCATAATAAAAAATTTTATGTGTTAAAAAAACAAAGATACAGAAAATTAAAACACATTATTTACATGTTCTTTGCCAATGCTGATAAATGTTTTAATGATTCTAACCCCTCGTCGGTTTGAAAGAAAGATGCTATTATATAAATTGGATCTTCTTCATAAGGAACGTTTAACATTTTCTTTTTATTAGAGGGTGTATTAAACCAGACCTCCTTGTTATTATTCCTAAACTGTAAAATCTTTTTATCAAAAAATAATTGTATTTCAGCATTTAACTTTAATGCAGGATCTTTAAGAAGTAAAAGAAAGTCTTTAGGTTGGTTTTTAGCAAACACCAAAATATCTCTTCTGAGTTCTGCAGTAGTTACGGTTGTTACATCTTGTTGAAAAAGGACTCGACCTACATTTTCTACTTGGTCTACCGTTAGTTGACGGGCTTCTATTAAGGCATCAACCTCAGCATTTAAGTCTTCAACAATTTGCGCTGCATCTTTAGCTTTGTCGACCTCAACATATACCCTTCCGTTACCTGGGTGAAAGGCTAAAAATTTTTGTAATACTTGATTTTCTTTACGTACAGTCAAAAATCCGTTTTCAAATACTATAGGCTCTAATATTGCATTATCATCTTGTTCTTCCTGAAAGGGAGAGTTTTGGTTTCTTGCATAACGCAAAGCTTTATTTGTTCCTGTTTTTTCATCAAACCACAATAAAGGAAACCTCTGAGTATGTCTAGACGCTAAAATTAAGGAAAGCGGCGCTGTTTCGCGCGTAAGTTTGTAGATTTTATCTACGTATTTAGTAGTAGTTTTCATTTGATTAGATTTAAATTTTATAATAATAATGGGGGCTTTAACACCCCCATTAAATTTACTCTATTACTCTTGGAAGATAAAGAAGTTGTTGGCACCTAAAGTACAAACAGCTCTTTCTGACAAGAAGTTTACTTGCATGTTATCAACATCACTTGTCATTGCACCACCAGCTGAACCAGTAATCCAAGTTTTGTAACGTCTGTCTTCTGTTTCAGAAGCTCTATATCTAACATGTAAGAAAGGTCTCTTAGCGTTTTTACCAAGAATTTGGTCATAAACACTAGTTGATCCAGCTGGTACAAGAAGTCCGTTTACACGTCCTGATCCTGCTCCTGTTGGAAGTCCACCTCTCATAGTTGGGTCATTTAAGTATTTCCAGTCAGTCTTATAGAAGTCATAACCTCTTCTGAATCCTGAAAAACCTAAGTTTAACGCCATCTCTTCGTCATTGTCAAAAAGACCATATGAAGTACCACCTGCTCCGTAAGAGTTTTGTGCAGCTAACATATCATCGATATCAAAAGCAAACTGACGATCAACGAATAGTACGTTTTCTTCAATTGCTCCTTGCTTGTCTAGACGACTAATTACATTGTCAAAGTCAGCTAATACTGTTGGGTTTCCACCGTCCCAGATATTACCTCTTTGTTGTACAGCGTAAAAAATACCATCAGATCCAGCTCCTGGATCAGCAGCAGCACCAGCACTACCCAAAATGGCAGCAGCTCCTGAGTTTTGCTCAGCAGGTACAGCTTCAATCATTGCTGTTTCTAAATAGTCATCAAATCTAAGTCTTGTTTCATGCTCAGATTTAAGGTACCAAAGGTATCCAGTTCCACCGTCTTCAGTTGTAATTTCAATCCATCCAATTTGGGCCATGTCTGATCCAGATACATTGTAAGTATCCTTGATGATAATTGGCTTATTGTCAAAGATGAAATCATTTGATTCAAGAGAACCGTCCATTCCGGCTGTTCCTTTTTTAAATTCTGATCCATAAATAAATACTGTAACATCAGCATTACCTACTCCAGTTCCCGCAGTTACTAAACCACCTGCTTCGTAGAAGTCGGCTGTGAATTGACCTCTACCACCAGCGGCATTGTTTACAGCACTTACAACAGCTTTGTTAGAACCAGATCCGTCGTTTTGTACAATTACTACAGTTTGTCCAACTCTAATAACTTGTTCTGCAGCCGTGGGGTCTAGCACGTCATTTACTTGAAATGTTACTTGGTCTGCTGCTCCAGCTCCGCCAGATCCAACATTAGTGTATTTAGTATGTAATCTACCTTGCTCTGCCCATTTGATAAGGTCAGAGTTAGTAGGCATCTCAGCACCTACCATACGTAGGAAAGATGAGATTGTTCTGTTACCATAACGCTCAAATTCTTTTTCGTACGTATCTGGTAGATATTGATTCAACCAATCAAAATCAGCATTGGTTAAATAGTTTTGAGCTGTAGGAGTCCTTTCTGAACTCGGCGTTAGCGCAAAAGTTGGTGTGGATTTTACTTGTCCTGCCATGATTATAAATTTTAATTAATATTAAGTTCTTTTTATACTTTTAATTTTTAGCCCATTGCTCGATGGCGATGAAACTGATTTAACTTGGAACCCTGATTTAGCAACCGACTCTGGTGTATTGCGCTCAGTCATATTAATATTTTTTGTTTTACGCATTACATCTTCTGTGGCGCTAGATTTCCCTTGCTCATAAAAAAACTGAGCAAACTTTTCGGGATTCATAGCTATAGCTAAAGATCTGTGGTATCCCTCTGCATCTTGTAAAAGTCCTTTCTCATCAATAAATTTATTTACAAAATTCATCGGTGTTTCTTGAGCTTTCCTTAATTCAGAAGCACTCCCAGGTGTAAAGTATACGTCGCTTTGATCTAAATTGAACTTAAAACCTTTAAATTCATTGTTGAATAATTCATCACTTTTTTTGATAAACCACTCGCTTTTGCGATTAGCTTCTTCCTGCTGACTTTGAGCCGTATTCACATATTGCTTATATGCTTGGTATTCTTCAGAATCATCGAACGAGTTTTCCCTTGACTCAAGAGGCAACTTATATTGTTCTTGCTGTTCCTTAAAGAATCTTTTTGCTTTAGCAATAATTTTTTTCTTTGCTAATTTAGTTTTCTTAA